ATTCCCGGCTTTTCTTCATCCCAAGCTAGATGCTGGAAAAAGCTGTCACATGAAACCCATGTCCTACATTCTCGTATTAGTTCTCTTAACTCACTAATACGCAAATTCTTACGAAAGTCCCCAACTAATTGCTTTTCACCTTCTATGCCAACTTGTACAATTGGCTCTTTGATCTGGCTAATCAGCTCTTCCCAGTAAGGATAGTTCTTTGGGTTCTGAGCCCCGTTGTTGAGCTTTTTGGAATATGGTGAAATGATAATCATAAGTAGAGCTTTCTATATGCACTCTCTAGGCTATCTTTCCACTTCCACTGATCCATCTTGCCATATATGTTATACGGGCTAATGTCACCAAACAACTGAACCGCTTCTGCTATCGACCTACCCGGTATAATCTCTGGATAGCAAGTAAATACTAATGGATTGCGAATGTTAGGTAATATATGACTAAACACAACATGGTCTCCGAGCCCGCAATCAAGAACCACAATAGTGCTGTCTTGATGCTTAAGAACATTTCTGAAAATTTGTTCATCATGTTCATACATCTCCCGTCTTGTTTCACTGCGAATCCCGCCTTCTGGATTCTTCATATGCCACGTTACGGCATTGGGCACTACTAAAATGTTGTAGCCTTTTTGCTGCAGTTGATAAGTAAAAAGGGTTTCTTCTCTATGCGCTACGCGCGAAAGACCCAGATTATAATCAGCAATCCCAGCACGGTATAAAAAAGAGCAGTGTAGATGGTCAACTTCTTGAGCCACGCTAAACTTACCCCATTGAATATTCGGTTCAGAATCAATCTTATCAATTCGTCCACTCACTCCAGCGGTGTTTGGCAAATACGGTGGTGTCCAAATATGGCTACCTACTGCACCAAGATCTGGCCACTTATCAACCCAACTGTATAACTCTTCTAATACATTGGGCTCTGGTATTGCGTCATCATCACAACGCCAAACCCAATCATAGCCCATTAAATTGGCTTTTTGGTGAATGTAGTGTTGGCCTTTCTTTTCGGCAAACAACCACTCCCATTCAATGCCTTTAATGTCTAACATCTGAAAAAAGTACTGGTAAACTAACTCTTTTCGCATGTCTTGTGGCTCATCATTATCATCAAAGATAACCAGTTTATCTACTGGCTTAGTTTGATTGATAATCGCATTTAATACTAAGGGCAGCGTAGTAAAGTACCGCCCTCTAGTTGCTACTGAACACAATACTTTAGACATTGTATTCACACAGCATCAAATTCATACCCTCAAACGGCGCGTCAGCAATTTGCCCTTGATCACCCATAAACTGATATGTAAACCCAGGTAAGTGCTCTTGGTTTAGCATATGCAGCCTATGATGCTCTCCCCAAAACCCTGGAGTCTCCATGTAAGGCACGGTAATCAATAATCGCTTGCAATGGTTTTTTAACTTCTGAGCAATTTCTAAACCAGTATCAATATGCTCAATCACTTCCATCGCTACAATCGTGTCGTACTGTCCGAGCTCAAAAGTATTAATGTCAGCGTGGACAAACTGTTTATTGTCACCCCAACCTTCTTCGCGCGCGACTGTGATGATTGGCTCATCGTAGTCTAATCCAAGGTATTTTATCTGATCACCAAAGAACTGTGATCCATAACCATTGGAGCAGCCAATCTCTAAAACACTATCGCCTACTGTTTTGCTCGATGCCCAGAGATAACGACCTTTTTCTCTTGGTGCTACTTCTTCGCCCTTAATTGCCATGTAGCGCTCAAAGTTATTCATGAGGCTCCACTTGTAGTGCATTGGGTTGTATTTTCTAGCCAGCTTGCGGCTGTTTGTAGCAAACACATTATTAAAATCTTGTACTAAGTTTGCATCATGTACGGTACCTTCACCTTCATGGTATATTGGAAAACCACCACGATACATCTCAGCGTTTAGTAATTCTTTTGGTGCGGACTCAACCATTTTAAATCCGGCATTTACTGCCTCAATACAAAACTCAGCGTCTTCACCGGTACCGACACCGTACTCTTCATTAAGCAAACCAATTTTGTTAAATACTTTTCTATCGATCATCACGCAGAAAAATACACAAAAATCTCGACCTGCGTCTGGTGAGTGCTGGATAATTGGTCCAGTAAGCCCCACGTCAGCATCTTGCAAGAATGGGGCTTCTAACATATCAAGCCACTGATTCTTGTATTGTTCTAGCAATACTGTGTCGTTATTTAATAACACAATCTTGCTGTTTATTGCAAGTTTAATGCCTTCGTTAACCGCTTTTGGATAACCAAGTGGAGCATCACACCACACCACTTTTAAACCTTTAATAGCAGTCCCAAGATAGTCTAAATACGCTTTAGTGTTATCTTTGCAACCATTTGCGGAAATTATCAACTCAACATCTTCCATGTTGGAATACTTGATAATCGAATCAACGCAAGGTTTTAAATATTTTTCACAATGGTTATACGTTGGTATAACAATACTGTATTTCATAAATTGTCCTAAAAGGTTTTTACAAACCTAAATTATACTACAAAACTATACTGCGGGTTCCCAAGGGAGCGGCGGGTATGTTATTTCTTTTTGAATTGCTATATTATCGGCTACGATTTGTTTTAAAACAGCCATTTGCTGCGCCGAAGTATACTGATCGATCCAAGCTAAAACTTGGTCTTGTGTTAAGTCAGCGTATGGAGTAAAAGGCTGGCCTGCGACATAGGGAACTTCTGTTACCCAACCAATACTGCTATTAAAACTACCATCCGCCCCGTTTAATTGCCAAGATATTGAAAAAACAACATCGGTTTGCCCGTCAATTTGAACGTAGCAACCCATTGAAATAATGGTTTTTGAGTAAATAATTGACATAATTAAACGATTACCCAAGTTGAACCTGTAGAAACAGTTACAGTAACACCAGTGTTAATTGTAATTGGGCCAGCAGAAGAAGCGTTATAGTTTGTTGGTACAGTGTAATTTGCGGATACCGTTTGTGCATTTAGAATAAATGGATTATTGGCAGTTACTGTTCCGGTTGCTCTAAGGTTTCCGTCGCCGTCAACACCAGCTACTATTTGGTTTGCGCCTGCGGTAGTTACACCATAAAAAACGTGGCCTCGGTTTGTTCCACCACCCAACATCCGATAATACATGTTGTAATCAGATGTTGTGTCGCCAGTTATACGACCGCCATAGGTTGCATTGCCAGCACTAGACATGACAATAGACCAAGTAGTTTTTCCACTGTCACCCCAAAAACCGTAACCTGTACCATCAGTTGCAATGGTGTAAACTGTGCCGCCTGAAGCGTAAACGCTTCCTGTAGAGAATGCGGTGCCAGTAAATCTTCCGAGCTCGGTTCCTGCAGAGTTTGTAAATATGAAATCCGCTATAGCTGGGCTTGCTTGCTTGGCGCGAATAATCATGCCCCAGTTGCCGTCTGAATACAAAGAACCAGCTGCATAAGTTCCAGCAGAACCAATCAAAACAGAGCCACTAGCAGTTATATTAGTTGCGTTAAAGTTACCTGAAGCGTCTAAAGTTGCTTTTGAAGCAATGGTTGTAGCACTTGCTCCAAAACCAAAATTTAACGTACCTGTAGTAGAATAAAGACCTATAGCATTTGCGCCATCTAATAAAGAAACGCCACCACCATAAGAGCCTGATGCTTGCAATCCATAATTAGCAGCAGTATTTGGGTTAGCATTTGTACCGCCAACATGTTTAGGGGCAACTACCGCACCAGTGCTTCCAGTAAAGTAAACTGCGTTGGTGCTAGAACCATATGCTGTTTGATTTGAACCTAAAGCTGGAACACCAACTAAATAATAATTTGTTGCTGCGGTAGTATTAGTGGCATTAATGGTGGTAGACGGGCCTGCAGTACCACTGTAACCAGAAAAGCCAGATATACCACTAAAGCCAGAGAATCCTGATGTGCCTGTAGATCCGTTTGTTCCACTATAGCCGGAGATACCACTAAAGCCAGAGAATCCTGATGTGCCTGTAGATCCGTTTGTTCCACTGTAACCACTGTAGCCAGAGAATCCTGATGTGCCTGTAGATCCGTTTGTTCCGCTGTAACCAGAGATACCAGATTGGCCAGTAATACCAATATTCCAAGAAGCTAATGTTCCGGATCCACCAACCAAGTCAACGTTAACTGTCAGCGTTGTGGTTGTGTACGCAGTAATCAAACCTTCCATAAAGTTGGTAGGTGTTACTGTGTTAGCAATACGTACTCGGTTGCCGACTGTGTATGCGTTGGTTCCTTGGCTTTGGTTTACTGTAAATGCTTTGGAGCCAGTTCCAATTAAGAACGATGTGGTTGATGTTAAACCATCATAACCTTTTCCAGAATATCCACTATATCCGCTATAGCCAGAAATACCAGAAAAACCACTAAATCCACTATAGCCAGAGATACCAGAGAAACCGGAGATACCACTAAAGCCACTATAGCCAGAGATACCAGAGAAACCGGAGATACCACTAAAGCCACTATA